ACGGGCGCTGCCACTCCTCCGCCACAGGGGGAGTAAATGCCCGATTGCGCCTTTCCAGTTGGTGTCTCCCAGTCATAGAATGGGTGAACTGTAGGGTTGACCCAAGGCACAGCAAACTGGAAGTCCTCTCCTCCGCTCACCATCACGAAGAACTCAACATCGTCGCCTACGGTCGGAGGACCGCGCAACACGTTGACAATCGTGACCATGATCATGCCCTGAGGCACCAGCGAAAAGGTGTTTTGCACAGGTGTAGTTTGCGCAAGTCCACGACTTTCGGTTGGGCGCCACGGCTGGTTGAAGCTGTAAGGAACGGAGAATTCTAAGTCCATCTTTCCTCGAATGTCATGGATTTCGGAATAGCACTTGGCCAAATCGACCGTCGACGTATCTTCTATCCTGGGTCCGGGAACGAATGTTATCCGGATTCGAGCAGAATGGAAAGGTGTCTTGAAGAACACGAACTTATACTTCAACGTGCCGCGCCAGAAGGCAGCACACGTCGAGAGGTATGAGAGGTACGTTTCTTCACGGATGATTCCAGCCGTTTCTCCCGACCCTACGGTTCGTCGTGGGCACCAACAGGGGTCAGCGGGGAAATACAGAATGCGGTCACCTGCCTTCTGAACCTTTCGGAGGGAGGACCTAGTTAGGAAGATCGGACGTCGAATGATCTCCTTGAAAGACATCTCATCTGCCTTGGTGTTAAAGACGTCCGTCGCCGTGGCAGTGGTGTTCTTGCCATCCAGCGCCATTACTCGAGCATCCGTTGTTCCCGTTGCGTTGGGCGCAAAACGGACATGAGCCATCTGCATATTCTCGGTGATGTTACTGTTTAACGGCTTACTCCACCCGAAAGCGGTAGCAATCGCTCCTGCGCTTGTGATGACAGAGGCTGCCTTATCCATGGCTTCCGGCAAGATTGAACCAGCCAGAGACACCCCAGGGACCGCCTCCACCATCTTCATCACGTTGCCCGTGAGAGCTTCTGCTGTTCCCGCTTGGGCCTTTCCTGTCAATGCGGGCGCAGGATTGACACCTGTTGGCATCGCGAGATCGATGTTTTCTGCCCAGCACCAGATGGTGCCGTCGACATCATCTGCACCCGTAAGTGCAGAGAGGATCTCAACTTGAAGACGCCCGGCAGTCCCGTACCCTTCCACCAGATCGTAGTGTGACATAACCGGGAAGAACGGAATTCGAATTCGACATGCAGTAGACTCGTTACAACGGTAGACAGCGTTGGGGTAACCAAACTTTCCGCCTAGATGGTAAGCGGAAGACAACCTCTTGTAGTCT